CCCACAGTGGATGTTTTTTCATATCTTCCGGATTGTTAAAGGGTTCTGGTTCTGGTGCTTCAAATCCTATGTGTCTTTCAGCACGGTTGACTTTAGGACAATAGAAGAACTTTTGGTAGTCTGTGACTTCACCTATAACATTTGAAGGATATCTACCTTGAACTGTTGTTGTATCTACAGGTTGGGTATTTTCTTTCTTTATAGATACTTCTGGATTATAGTTCTCATATACACCATCTTTACTTTTTTGTTCTGGATATTTGTTATACCAGTCTATAAGATCTTGCTCTGCAGGTATCCTTGTGGCATCTATGTTGAGAGCACCTACACTATGTTTTAGCACGTTGTCTATAGCACTACCTTTAAATGGCTTACGTGCCATCACAATAGGTTCATGTGCTGGCTTGGCTTGAAATGTAGGTGATCCATTATTATGATTATAATGAGATTGTATCTTGTCATCTGTTTCAATACGTGTAGCATCTATATTAAGTGCTCCAACGCCGTGAGTTAACACATTGTCTATAGCACTGCCTTTGAATGGCTTACGTGCCATCACAATAGGTTCATGTGCTGGTTTGAGTGCTGTCTTCCAACCTGCCCATTGTTTTGCTTCTGGACTTGTTGGGATAACTTCTTGTATAGTCTGGTTACTTCTTTTTACATTTTTATCTTCTTGTGTGTCTACCCAGTTGTCAAATCCACCCTGCGCCAGCAGTTCTTTTTCTTTTGTTTTTTCAACACCTTGACGCTTCTGTATTGCTTTGCCTATGTCTTGTGCTTTAGGAAAGCCTGATGCATACAACCACATGATTTGATCTCTGATCTCAAAGCCTACACCTTCTATGTTAGTAGCAAGGTTGTGATATGTTCTTGCGGCTGAGAACGCCAGTATGTATCCACCTGGCTTTAACACTCTGTAACATTCAGCCCATGTCTCTACAGCACCAGTATTACTGTCCCAGTCTTTGCCCAGGAACTCTATGCCATATGGTGGATCTGTGACTATGCTGTCAAAATAGTTGTCTGGATACTGTTTAAGTGTATCTATGTTGTTGCCCTGTATAACTTTACTGTTCATCTGTGTACTTCCCATTTATTTTGACTCTGAACTTTGGCTTGTCTGACTTATCTTTGTTCCATTGTATCTTGTCATAGTTGTCTTTGTATTGTTGTGAATTGTCAGCACTCACTATCTCATTGTATTTCTCACCCAGGCTTTGAGCTCTCATCTTCTTTAAGAATGGTGTTTTATGCACAATCTTTTCAAGACTTTTGCCTTCTGCACTGTTACGTTTAGGTGGTTGAGGTACTTTGCTCATGCTAATTCTTCTTCTGATAGTCTCACATTGTGTATGTGTATGCCATACTGTATTGCGTCATTGTAGTTGTGCCATGTATCTGAATTAGCCAATTTGTGTATGGCTTGATCTACTGCATCAAGTTTTATCCATGCATTAACATAGTCCAAGAACATTATTCTACCTGGATGTTTATTGAACTCTACTGGCCAGTCAGTGAACTCTGGTATGTTTTGTGTTTGATTTATGATTGGCCCTATCTTTTTACGCATAGCATTTATTTATCATCTATTCAATCTACCCACATTCATTTTGGTAACACGTGGTGCACCAGTCTGTGCTAACAGTTTCAATGGGAACAACTTGTGAGTAACATAACGTAGGCTGTCAGAAAGGTGATCCCATCCTGAATCCTTATCTGGTACTCTGGTATTTGGTTTATAGCAGTGTTTGATCAGTGCTTCTCTGAGTCTACTACATTTAGGGTCAATTGTCAACCGTCTTTCTCCTATGCTGTTACACAACATTGCGTTTACAGAAGCAGTGCTTTCAGCAACAGGTGGGTTAGCAGGATCTGAAACTATTTTGAAGCCATTGTTTTGCAGTATCATGTGGTTTGATAATCCTGGTGAATTGGTACTACGTGCTTTACCTGATGCATCTGGATACACAAACATTTGACGTTGATTGCCATATCTATTGCGTAACTCTTGTACCATTTCAAATGTGTTTGAGCCCCATATTTCTATCTCATCAAATATCTGCAAGTGTGTGGCAGTCTTTTGACCTATCACTGCACTCATTGGTGAATTGTTAAAGTCCATGCCTATGTGTAATGGTGTTCTGTCTGTGGGTAATGTATCTATCTTTTGTATGTTGTCTTCTGTGAATGCCCAGAATATGTTCTCTGTGGTGTCCACAAACTTGGCTTCATACTCTTGTTCAAAACGTTGTTGATCAAGGTCTCTACGTGCGGCATCTATCTCTGACTGTGGCACCCAACCTCCTTCAATGGTGCTAAAAGAGAAGGCTTCCCAATCATCTTCTTTGCCAGCATTTATCCAAAGATCATATATCCAATTCTTGCCCAGGGGTGATGTGATAAACATGGCATGCCCTCCAGTGTCACTCAGTGTTGGACGCAACACACTGAACCACACGTCTGGTTGCATGAATGCACACTCATCAAGCACAATGAAGTTATACTTGGTACCACGTAAACTGTCCTTGTTGTCTGAACTGCGTATGGTTATGGTTGAATCATTCTTTAGTGTGATACTAAGGTCTGATTGGTTGACTTTCTTTATCCAGTTAACAGCATACAGTTGTTGTAGGAGTTCATCCCATATCACACTCTTAGCCTGGCGGTATGTGGGGGCAACATACAAACAACGTTGACGTGGCTTGACACTGAACTTGGCTAATTCATTGATTGCAAGAAAACTCTTGCCAAAACGTCTGCCTGCACTAATAGTTCTGAAACGTTTTTTACTGTTTGATATCAGTTGCTGTGGTTTGCTGAGAATCACACTTAGATGCTGATGTTTCTTGGTTCTATCTCTGTGCCATAGCCTGAAATAATGCAAAAGCCTGCGGCTATCAACCACCATGGTGAAATAAGGTTAAGCATCACTGCCCACAGTACACTAATGCCTGTGAGAGTCATTGAGTTCAGTGAACCTGTCTTGTGTTTGCTGTATGTGTTGGTATTTGGTAATTTCATATCTGTATATCCTATTGTGAGGGTGCCTGCAGAACACACGTAACGTGTGTTCAACACTGAGTTGTGATATCAGGGGTCTCAGTGGCAGGTCTTATAAACTGTTAATCTTCAGTGGCATTCCATGGTAGCACTGTTTCAGTGGTTTGACCTTGTGGATTATCACTCCATCCTGCAAGATTCTTCAAACTAAAGATAAGCATTACCCTATCTCCACTAAACGCCATATCTAATGCTTTCTGTCTCAAACGTTGACTTGTTGCGGCATGCCCTTTTGTGTATAAATCACGGAAGTTGTCTCTTAAAGTGTTTTCTTTTACCTCAAAGTGTTCTGCAAGTTCTTTCCATGTACAGTGTAACTGTGCTAACTTGTAGAATTCATCTTCTGGAACCACTGTTTTGTCCCTGCCAATTATTCTGCCAGTGACTGTTTTTTCTCCACGTTTGATATTCTTTACTTGATATGGTTGCTCACTCATGATTGCTCCTGGTGTATGTTCTGCTAATGCAGTATGCCAGTTTATTTATCTACTTGAACTGATTTATCAGTATTTTATTGTGCTTACACGCCAAGAACGTGTGTTTTTTGTCCATTGATAGAACTCTTTGTGTTGTGGCATCTCATATACAGTATTGTGCATCACACAGTATTTCATTCTCTGTGTGGCATTCAGTGTGGCCACATGATGTATAAAGTCTATGATATCAGGCTTTAAATGTTGTTTGTTTAACTGCTTGATCATCCACTGTTGTAAGCAAGGTGGGTTGAGATCTGCATGTGTGATGTTTACCAGTTGTCTGGTTGTGAGTGAAATGTTACTGTCCATAACACTATTTAAGTGAAGTAAAACACACAAAGACAAGAGATAGGCTAAACACGTACACATACGCCTAATAAAATGTGTTCTACTTCAACAGTATTTAGTCAAGATAAAAGGCCAATATGTTCTACCATATTAACCTTGTGCAGAGCTAAAGCTCTAACGCAACTGCACATCTCCTACTTCATTTCATTCAGCAGGTGAATGTTTGTTGCTAATACTTCTTGTCAGAAGTTTGAACCTCATGATTAAAACTTATTTAATTAGAAGATGGCTTTACTGGGGGACTGATTTATCAGTCATAAGAATGCTAATGTAACGCACCCTTTTAAAAAAAGCCAGTGATTTTATATGGCAAGGGAGAATCCAATAACATCATTTAAAGGGAGGGTTGTCTATATCTCCTACCAGATCACTTAACTGGCTGACTGCTTCCATCTCTGTTGTACATCTTTATTGGAAAACGCACAACGTCATTGATATCTGAGCTTTAGCATCTAATCATCTCAGATCATTTTTTTACGTGAGAGTGTCCACTGCTCACTGTTCAAGTTATACAGATTTCTTCTGTTTTAGTCTTAGGGTTCTGAGTTTTTTGTTTCTTATGATGTTGCCATAGTGTGTACACTTGCTTTGTATCTTGTGTACGTAGGGTTCTGTGAGATTGCCTGAGTTTGTTTGCCATGTTCTTAAAAATTTGTTCAATATGTTTGTGTCTTTGGGCGTGACTTCAATGATCTTGTTTTTCAATATCTTATGCACAGTAGTATATAGTTTGTGGTGCTGTGTGTAGTCACCATTAACTGGCATGCCCACACTCTTGAGCCATGCATTTGCCTGCCTGTCTGA